GATTGTCCACCATGTCAATGAGGTCAGATCGGACAATAGACCGGAGAACCTCTGGCTATTCCCGAACAAAACGTCCCATCAGGCATGGCACGCGAAATTCTCGATGCCTGCAATACCAATAGGAGGGGCGTGATGGGTAAAAGACCGGCAGAGTTCCCGACAGACTGGCACTACGAGAACCACCTAGAGAATCTGGCCCGTGAGATCGATGGCCGCAAAGCCGTCCTGGCGACGTTTGAGGCGCTACCCGACGATGCGGAAGGGAAGGATGAGGCGGTCAAGCGGACGAAGATGGAGTTGAAGGCGGCGAGGGATGAGCTGGCGCATTACACGAAGGGTCCGAAGACGGCTTCGAAGCGGCCGAAGGCGAAGGCCGAGACGAGGTGACGCATCCGCCCGGCACGATCATCGTGCCCTGCCAAGACCTAGCCCGCTACCACCGGTTCACGTCGTCCCTGGTGAACCTTGAGCAGCCCACAGGGTCACGGGTCGTGCTCGGGGTGGGACAGTCGATCGTTGACAACCTGAACATGGCGATCCGTGCCCTCCGCCCACAAGACGCATGGGTGTGGGCTTTGGGTGATGACCACACGTTTGAGCCGTCGATGCTGATGCGGCTGCTGGACAGGGGCTTGGATGTGGTTGCGCCGTTGTGTACGAAGCGTGGCGCACCGTTCGGGCTCGTCCACTACCAGGAACAGATTTCAGACACCCCGTACCACAAGGCGGTCCAGTTCAACGAGATCCCCAATGTGCCGTTCGAGGTCGAATGGACCGGCTCCGCGTTGTTGATCCGCCGGGATGTGTTGGATGAGATCGGTGACCCGTGGTACTCGAACGAGGACGGGGCCGGCAGGTTGACGGAGGACAAAAGCATCTGTCTGAAAGCCAGGGCGCACGGCTACCGGGTGATGATCGACCCTGACCTGTCTTTGGGCCATATCGGGCATGTGGTTGCCCGTGCGGAGCGTCAGGGCGGGGTGTGGGGGTTGACGCTGCGTCTGGGTGACCAGTCGTTGCATTTCCCTGGCGGGATCAAGGATGGCTCGTTGGGGACGCTCGAGGCGGCGCTCGCGTGAAGGTGGAGCAGAAGGTGAAGGAGGCGAGTATCGCGGCTGTTGTGATCCGGGCGGATGGGTCCCGTGAGGATCTTGGTGTGGTGTCGTATTGGCATCGTAATCCGATTAGGCGTCTACTCTGGAGGCTGGGATGGCGACCGTAGTAACGAACGGAGGCCGCGATGTCATCACCGCCCGTGTGGGCGCTGTCGGCACCGCAGAGCCGAAAAACATCGGGTGGGGCGTCTCAGCCGGAACCGCCTCGGTCACAGACACGACGTTGTTCGGTGAACGGCTCGTAGACCTGACCACCGCGGCCGGCACGGACCATACGGTCGGGACGAGCTCGCAGCAGACAACGACCGTGACGAACGACACCTACCAGGTGCTAGGCACACGGACAGCAACCGGTGCCGGCACCGTCACGAACGCTGGACTGTTCACCGCCGCCTCCGGGGGAACCCTGTTTCTGAAGGGTGACTTCACTGGGATCGGGTTGAGCGCGTCGGACTCGATCCAGTTCACGATCAAGGCGATCTTCGCGTAATGGCCGGCGAAGGACAGAACTACCATGAGACACGGAACCCGTACTTCGGTTCGTCGAACTTCACGGCGGTCACGGTCACGACGGGGCAATCCATCGTCCCGATCTTGCGTGTCCCGGCGACGAACCTTGTGTTTCCGGCTGGCTACTGGGCGCAGCCGGGGAAGCGGTGGTGGATCCGGGTTTCGGGGATCATCGTTTCCGCTGCGACCCCGGGCAACTGGACGTTCGAGGTTCACCATCAGACGGGTGCGGCCCCGACTGATGCGGGCGGCACGATCATCTGCACGTCCGCCGCGATCGCCGGTGCGGCAACCAAGACCGCCTCGTTCATCATGAACGTCGTCATCGAGTCTCGTGGTGACCCGACTACGTTCGTCCCGACCGCTACCCCGTTGTTCTGTTACGGCGATTTCATCACGGACGGGGTGATCGGGTTCTGGACGACCGGGTCGAACAACCCGATCGTTCTTCCGACCGCGACGGGTGGGACGACAACGAACATCGATGCGACCCTTGCGGGGACGATCCACATCGATGCGAAGCGTTCCGGGTCGACGGCTGAGACGATCACCGTGACGGATCTCGCTGTCAACGCGATGACATAGGGGTGTTCGCCTAGATGGCGATCACGTTCATCAACGTCGGGACGATCGCGCACGCTGACAGCGGAAACATCACCCCGGCGCTTCCCGCGTCGATCCAGGCGAACGACATCCTGGTTCTGATTGTCGGTGCGGCTGACAACGTGGTTTGCACGGTGCCGGGTGCATACACGAAGAAGGACGAACGCAACTCGTCCACGAACTGTCGCCTGACGATCGCGTGGGCACGGGCGACGGGCTCGGATAGTGCGCCGTTGGTGACTCATGCGGCGGGCAACGAGATCTTTGGTGTGATCGGCGCGTTCCGGGGCTGCACGACGGTCGGGGATCCGTTCTCGGCTGCGGCGTCACAGGCGAACGCTGCCGTTACGACGGTGAACACGGCTCCGACGATCACCCCGGGGAACGGTGACATGGTGATTTTCGCTTCTGCGACGGGGGAGGGCGGCACCAACAACGGCAACTCTCAGTCCTTGTCGGGCTGGTCGGGGGCGAACCCGACGTTCCTCGAGCGGGCCGACTACAACGACCAAGGCACCGGGGTCAACCTGTGTCCGGGCGGGTTCGCTACCGGCCTGTCGACTGGGGGTGCGACCGGTTCGCGGACGGTGACGTTCGGGATCACACCGCAGGCGACCGCTAACGGGGTCGGTGCTCTGCTCTCGCTGATCGCTGATGCGGCTTCGTCCGGGTATCAGATGGCGCAGCCGCTGCTGCCGATGCTCCGCAAGTTCTCTCCGCTCGGCCGGCCGTTTCTGGGGTTCCCGCAGATCCCTAGTACGGGCGGCGGTGCGGCAGTGATAAACCAGGCCATGACCGGCGACAACGTCCTAGTGACCGGGTCGATGCAACGGCAGACGAACAAGCTCGTCACCGCCACGTCGGTTGCTGCCACCGGGTCGATGTTGAAGTCTGTGGGGAAGACGCTGGCCTCTACGGCTGTGGCGGTTACGGCGTCGATCGGGGCGGTCAAGGTCAAGCTGCTGACGATGACCGCAACCACCGTGGTCGTGACAGCGTCGATGGTGCGGCAAGTCAACAAGCTAGTGACGGCTACGGCAGTCGTGGTGACGGCTTCGATGGTGCGGCAGGTGAACAAGTTTCTGACCGCGACCTCGGTTGTTGTGACGGCGAGTCTTGCGACGATCAAGGTGAAGTTGCTCGCGATGACCGCAACGACGGTGGTTGTTACCGCGTCGATGGTGCGGTCTGTCGGTACGCACCTTGTAGCCGCCTCAGTTGCCGCCAGTGGCTCTGTGGTGAAGCAGGTGAACAAAACCCTTACCGCGACGGCATCCGCTGTCACAGCGTCTCTCGCAACAATCAAGGTGAAGCTCGTGGCGATGACCGCCACAGCTGTCGTCGTCACCGGTTCGATGGTCCGGAGGGTGAACACGGGTCTGTCCGTGACCGTGATCGTCACCGCGTCGTTCGTGAAGAGCATCACGCATCGGCTCACGGCGACGACGGTTGTGGTGACGGGGTCGATGGTGGCGCAGTTCGGTGTCGTCGCGCAGTTCTTCCAGAAGGCTTTCGACGCGATCCTCGGGCATCCGCAGGTCCGGGATGACCCGCAGGATGCGGACTACACCTCCGACCCGAAAGGCAAAATGGGGTCCGACCCCCGTGAGGGAGGTTTCGATTGACGACGCTTAGCCACATCACCCACTACACCGGCACCCGTTCCCCGTCACTGACCGACACGATCACCAGTGATGGGGTGGCGGTCAACCTGACCGGTTGTACCGTCAAGTTCCAGATGCGGCTAGTCGGGTCGAGCACGCTCAAGGTCGACACCGCCGCAACGGTTGTGTCTGCGCCGGCGGGGACTGTCCAGTACGACTGGGCAGCTGCTGATGTGAACGCGCCCGGCTATTACGTCGGCTGGTGGCATGTCACCCTTGGTGGGGGGACGACGCAGGACACTCCGGAGTTCCTGGTCGAGATCCGTGACCACGCCCCGATCTCGAACACCTATGTGTCAGTGGAGGAGCTCAAGGCGACACTGTCGCTGTCGGGGCAGTCGTTCGCGGACTCGGACATCCAGATCGCCATCAGCGCGGCCTCGAGGGCGATCGATCAGGCGACCGGACGGCGGTTCTACCCGGACGCCGCCGACCAGACGAGGGAGTTTGTGCCGATGAACCCCGGCTACTGCGCCATCGATGATCTCTCGTCGTTCACGTCGTTGACGTCTCAGGGTGGGGCGTGGACGCAGGGGACGGACTTCTATTTCGAGCCGATGAACGCGATGGATGAGGGGCAGGCGTGGACGGGCATCCGGACGATCTGGAAGCCGTTCCTGTACGACGCCTCGAACGTCTACCCCGGCTCACCCGGACCGGACGCCCGCGTCATTGTGACCGGCAAGTTTGGGTGGGCGACTTGTCCGCCGGAGATCACACAGGCAACACGGATTCTCGCCACCCGACTCATGCGCCGCTCGAGAGAGGCAGCGTTCGGTGTGCTCGGCCTCGGGATGGATGGCAATGCCGTACGGATCGTCCGTGAGGACCCTGATGTGGCGATGCTCGTCCAGCCATACATCCGCATGGTGGCGTTCTAGTGGACATGAAGGCGATCAGGACCGGTATCGCACGCAACCTTGCGGTGATCCCTGATTTGCAGGTGTCGGCGTACATGCTGTCGAACCCGACCCCGCCGGCCGTCCATGTTCTGCCGGACACGTTGACGTTCGACCTGGCGATGCGCGGCGGCCTCCATGAGCTCGCGATGATGGTCCAGGTGTTCGTGTCAACCACATCCGATGTGGGCGCCCAGGTGCTCCTAGACCAGTACCTCGCCCCGACCGGTGCCCTGTCCCTCAAGGCAGCGATCGAGGCCGACAGGACGCTCGGAGGGGCCGTACAGGACACACACGTCCAAATGTTCACCTACCGTCAGTATCCACGCCCCGAAGGCGAACCGTTCCTGGGTGCCGACTTCACCGTCCAGGTCTACGCATAGGAGGAACCAATGACCCTACTCACAGTCCAGAACATCGTCCGCACAGGACTCACCCCGACCTACACGGCGGTGACAGCGACGGACACGTTCACCCCGGACGCCCAGACGTTCATCCACGTCAAGAATGGTGGCGGCTCCCCGGACACCTGCGTCATCGCTGTGCTTCAGGGCGACCCGCCCGGGCTGACGATCGCAGACAACAGCGTATCCGTGACGAACGCACAGGAACGCATGATCGGACCTTTGCCCTACAACTTCTTCGCAGACCCGACAACCGGCCTCGCGACCGTCACGCACGGCTTCACGACGTCGGTGACCAGCGGCGTGTTCAAGCTACAGCAGCCATGAGGAAATACCGGAACCTCCTGCCCCTCCTCATCCACACGGAGGACGGCAGCTACAAACAAGGCGAAGTGTTCGAGAAGGACTTCACGCCGGCGGACGAACTCGAGAACGTCGACAGTGGCCTGATCGGGATTGTCCCGTCGATGTACAAGGTTGTCGGTGAGTCCCGTGTGTATGACACCGGACAGGGTGAACTGTTTGAGGCGGCGCTGCTGATGGAGAACGAGGCGGCGCTGATCCAGGGCGGACACATCGAGCGAGTGGAACCCGAGCCGGAGAAGAAGGCGGCTCCGAAACGCAAGAAGGGGGTGAAGAAGTAGATGGCAGTCACAGTGCTAACCAACGCGATGGTTCTCGTGAACGGCGTCGACCTGTCGAACCATGCGTCGAAGGTCACAACTGAGGACACGAGGGCGGTTGTGGATGTGTCGGCGATGGGGACGACGGTGACGCAGGTCGCGAAAGGACTGGGGGACGCGAAGATCACGATTGATTTCTTCCAGGACTTCACAGGTGGCAGCGTCCATGCGACGCTACAACCACTGATCGCGTCAACGACACCGGTCGCGGTCGAAGTCAGGCCGGTCAACGGTGCCCGGACGGCGACGAACCCGGCGATCCTGCTGGCGGCGGCGTTCATGATGAACTACACCGGGCTGGACGGATCAGTCGGGGACGCATCCGCGATCACCGCGGAGTTCGTCAACGCCGGCTCCGCTGGGATGACGTATCCGACGTCGTGAGCGCACCCTTCCGCATCGTCGTCAAGAACGAGGCCGCAGTTGCCAGCGCGTTCAGGCAGGTGCGGAAGGACACGCTCAAAATGATGCGGCCCGCACTAAGACGGGCGGCAGAACCCGTCAGGGCGCAGGCGGCGGCGTTGTTCTCGAGGTACGACCCGCACAGCGCAGCCGGGTACAAGGTCCGTGTCCGTGCCCGAGGCGTCGCTGTGGAGCAGTCGTTGAAGCGGACGACGGGGTTGCATCCGTCGTTCGGTTCGTTGCAGATGCGGCAGGCGCTACTCCCTGCGCTCGAGGATAAGGGTGAGGCTGTGAAGGCCGAGATCGTGAGCATGGTTGACCTGGCCGGCATCAAGGCCGGCCTGTAAAGGAGGGACATGCGGTTCAGGATCGATGGTGTCGAGTACGTAGCGGTTGAGGACATCCGTGTTCGTGAGCTCGTCGAGGCCGAAGGGGCTTTGGGGTTCTCGATGGACGAGACCGGGTCCGGGGGGAAGATGGCGATCGGCTTGTTCGTCGCGATGCGCCGGCACGACACGGACATCGGTGCGGGACTACTGGCGGACAAGGTGATGGGCATTGATTTGTCTAAGTACGAGGAGGTCGAAGAGGACAGCCCCCCGGCCGAAGGGTCCAACGGCATGGACCCCGAGAAGCAGCTGACTTCTGGACTCCCGGACTTGGATCTGTCGGTGTCACGGTCAACATCGGGGATCTGACGTTGCGCCAGCTGATAGACGCCGCGGAGGCACTCGGTGGCTAAGCCACTCCTCGTCGAGATCTTCGGGGATGCGTCCCAGTACCACCGCACCCTGGACAAGGCGGCAGGGAAGACGAAGCGGTTCGGTGCCGCAGCGAAGATCGCCGGCGGGCTTCTCGTCACCGGCCTGGCGGTAGGGATTGAGCAGTCCGTGAAGGCGGCGGTTCATGCGGAGGCGTCACAGGCCCGGCTGTCGCAGGCATTCAGGGACCAGCACATCGCGATCGCCCCGCTCCGTGACGAGATAGACAAACTCGAGGCGTCCGGTAGGAAGCTCGGGTTCACGGATGAGCAGCAGAAGCAGGCTCTGGGTTCGCTGATCGTGTCGACCGGCAACTACGCGCAGGCCGCCCGGCAGATGGCGATCGCGGAAGACCTGGCCCGATTCAAGTCAGTCGACCTGGAGTCGGCCACGAAGGCGTTGACGATGGCGCACGCCGGTTCGCTCAGACCGTTGAAGCAGCTGGGCATCGACATTCCGAAGGTCACGACAGCACAGGATGCGTTGAAGCGGGCGGTGAAGGACCACACGACAGCCGCCTACGCGAACGCGCTGGCTATCGCGAAGGCGCAGGATAAGCAGGCGACGTTCGCGAACGTGCTGGACACTGTGACGAAGAAGGTCCACGGTCAGGGGCAGGCGTTCGCCAACACCGCGCAAGGGCAGATGCAGGTCTTCAACGCCGAGCTGGAGCATCTAAAGGTTTCGCTGGGCACGAAGCTGCTGCCGGCGCTCGTCAGCGTGATCGGTGCCCTCAACAACATCGTCGGGAAGCTGCAGGCGGCGAACGACTGGCTGGGCAAGTTCGGCGCGAACAAAGGCGTGCTGACCTATTTGAAGGAGCTCTACGCGGCGATCAGGGGTAGCGGAGAGATCCAGCATCTCGTGGCGGGGTTGCAGGCGATCTGGCGTTGGGCGAACGCAGCGGCGAGCGCGATCGGTTCGCTCGTCAGCGCGATCGGCCGTATCCACATGCCGTCACTGCACATCCCGAACATCCATATCCCTGGCATCGGGAAGGCCGCCGGGGGACCGGTTGCCGGGATGACCCCGTACATGGTCGGTGAGCGTGGCCCAGAAATGTTCGTGCCCGGACGGTCAGGAACCATCGTCCCGAACGGCGCTCTCGGCGGTGGTGGTGGTGGGACGATCGTGTTGAACTTCCCGAACTATGCCGGCGACCCGGGCATGCTGGCGAGGCTGATCCGTAACGAGGTCCAGAAGATCCGTAAGAACGGAGGGAAGTTCTAGATGGCTGTTGTCCCGTACGTGGGCGTGACATGGGTTGACGGTGCGGGTGGCGGCACCCCGACGAGCGCGGCGAACTTCAACATCATGAACGCCGGCATCAACGACATCAGTTACGCACCGGCCGTACGGGCGTGGGCCGGGGCCGCCACGTCCTGCACGAACAACGTCTACACGACGCAGGCGCTGAACAGCGAGGATTTCGACCAGGCCGGCAACGCCGCCTCGACGATGCACGACACCGTCACGAACAACTCGAGGCTCACTTGCAGGTTCGCGGGTGTGTACCAGATCGTCGGGCATGGCTCGTTCGCTTTGTCGGCGGCGGGGACGTACCGTGAGTTGCGGGTGTTTCTGAATAACGCGACGGTGGTCGGTGTCGGTGAGACCGCGGGGCCGTCTGCGGCGGCGCAGGACATGAGCGTTGTCACGTTGTACAAGTTGGCGGTCAACGATTTCGTGGAGTTGCAGGCGCTTCAGAATTCTGGTGGCGCGTTGAACTTCACCACCAGCGGGTTCATGATGGTCCGCGTCGCCTAATGGGTTCGGTCGGGACAGCGTCTTACCCGTCCACGACAACGTTTCCGAGCACAGGCAATTATCCGGGTCAGGGGCCAGGGCCGATCTTTTCGCTGTTGTACAGCACGAGGGATTTCACGGCTGACCGTGCGTCACCTGATCCTGGCTGGCAGGACGCCTCTATCTATCTGCGCTCGTTCACCGTTTCGAGGGGCCGCGACAGTGAGCTCAGCGAGATCGATGCGGGGACCGCATCCTTCAGTCTGGATAACAGGACCCGGCTGTTCGATCCGTTGTCGGTCGCAGGGATCAGGCCGAAGAACGCATGGTGGCTCAGGGAGCAGTACAACGGCGCAACCAACGACGTCTTCTACGGGTACGCAAACTCATACCACCAGACATGGCCGGCCACCAATGATGCGGTGGCGGTGGTGGAATGCACGGACGAGCTCTCCGTACTGGCGAAGTCCCATCTCCCGAACATGGACCCGCCGAGGGACACGTACGCGGACCTCGTCGCGTCAGATAACCCGACGAGTTACTGGCGCTGGTCCGACTCGAATTTGACGTCTACTTTGGCTACGCAGGTGACGGAGATGCCGACGTTCCACTGGACGTATGACGGGTTCGTGTGGGACACGGTCACGTCCACCTATACGGTGCAGGGTTTCCAGGACTGGACGGTCAGTGGCGGGGTCGGGTTCACGTCGAGTTTCGCGACGGGCCCGATCGTCGGTGATCTGGTGTCCGCGAACGTTACGACGGACGGACTTGGTGCGTATCTGTCGATGAGCTCTACGGGGCCGGCGTCGATCGTCGCGAACGACACCGCTGTCGGTGACCCGATGGGCGGCACCGCGTTCACCGTCGAGACGTGGCTCAACAAGACCGGCAACCCTGGTGCGACAACAGCGTTTTTCCGTGGTCCG